GGTGCCCAAGAAGTTGAAGCATTGATGCTCTCCTGATCCGACCATCTTATGTACATGTCATCTTGTGTACTAGTTGTACCAATTGTGGTTTCTGTTCCAAAACAAATTAAGTGTCTATCAGGTGTTGATACTAAAGTTTGTATTGATGCTGTTGGTGCATTGGCAACTATGGTTGCTCGAGTTGATGTAGCACCTGTTGCATCTGAATCCCATTCAAAAGTTGCACCATCAAAGATAGTTGCAATAAGTTTATTTCCAAAATTGTCCAGAGACCAAAGTCCTGGAGCTGTTACAATATCACCTGTTTGCGATGCACCCCATTTCGTATAGTCCGATGCATCAGTAACCGTTGCTCCATCACTATGTGATGCAGCTGTTGTATTATCTGATCCTCTTGTTAAGCCAGATAAAGTTCCTGTTCCAGTAGCATTAGCTGTATAAGCAATACGTTCACTATCTATTAAGACAGTTCCTGAAGCAGGCATTGATGCCGAATTATCTAGAACAATGCTAGATGACCCTGAAGTTAATGCTCCATCTAGTGTGTCTGTAATTTCTCCAGCAACAGTACCACCCCAAAGACCAAGTCCCCAACCAGCAGCTGATTCTTCAACTGCAGGTCCTATTGAATAAAAATGCTGAACTCTTATTCCACCAGAAGTACTAGCTCCTGATCCAGATTCAGCGGATCCCATTTCAACAGTAAGCGTCGTAGCAGTTGGAACCGTTGTTACCATAAAATTAGTATCATCAAAATCACCAGAACTAAAATTAGAATTAGTAATAGCTGTAAAATTATCTAAACGAATAATATCATATTTAGATATATTATGATCAGATGCAAAAGTTATTGTAACCGTTGCATCACCATTTGTTGTTGTAAAGGCGTTGGTTAATGTTGTTGTAGCTTTAATAGGAGTAATGTCATAGAATGCTCCTCCAGAATATACATATAAAAATCTGTTTGTACCAATGGCTGCGTACTTAATACCACTGGCATTAACAAAATGATGAAGTGCTGTGTTTCTTCCTGTAAGAGTGCTGTCTCCTAGTTGAGCCCACCCTCCTATTTTCTCAGGTGTAGCATATCTAAAACGAACATAATCACCACCTATCCATTGGCCTTCACCTCCAGTTGCTGTGACTTGTTTATTAAATCCTGGTTGAAATCCTAATTTTTGTAGCATAATTATCTCGCGTTACACGGTACTCCATTTGAATTTACGAATGGTGCTTCTGCCCACGCCATGTAGATGTACGTATTTCCTGAACCATTTTGACCATTACCTGATGCTCTACATTTAAAACCATTACTAAGTATATCAATACCCTCGCCTGTTGTTTCAGCATCAGAGGATTGAGGTGCTAAAGTTCCAGAAGAAAGATTATATCCTGGTCTTTTGTTATCTCTCATTTCCCAGCCATTCGTGCTTGAAGTACTTTTCAAAATTACCGTAGCCGGCCGGAATCCGGTGTAGACGAAAGTTCCGTCGGCATTTCCATTTCCGGAGTAGAAGCCAAACTTGCTGAATCCTTGAACACTTCGCCATAAATAAAAAACATAACCAGTTGAACTTTGATTTACTCCACCATCTGTTCCTAAAGAAAAAACTGAATTTGTTGGACTGGTATCGTTCCAATAACCTGAACTAGCACCACTTACAGCATTTGTTGCATTTAAAAACATAGCTTTTTCGTTTCCCATCATTGCTGTATATGTGTACCAACTTCCAGCATTATCTAATTCTTTCACAAATATCCATTCGGGAACTGCTGAAAGTGAGTGTGCCTGTGTTCTTGCAGAGCCTGTTCCATCTGCTTCCACAATATCAAACCCAGCAGTTGCAGATTCTTTCCAGCACCAAGCAACGTGAGTTACGCCATCTGTATTCATATCAGCGTTACTACCTATGGAAAACCCATCACTGTCAAAAGAAGATAAACCAGTGGTTAATGTTGATTCTGCATTACCGCTATCAGCATTTAATCTTTTTTGCGCTCCTCTAACAGAATCGAAAAGTGTATGACTAGCAGCATCGCCAGACCTAGTTTTAAACCAAACAAAATCTGGTTGCATATCCGTATCGCCACCTAAAGTGAGAGATTGTGTACTACCATTTCCAGTATAAAGTTTAACCTGAAAATATGCTTCTGAATCGTCTATTGTCGTGTATGCCATTATCCAAACTCCGCTAAATTTTTAGTACATAAGGCGTAATATCCGGACGGGGGAGCATATTCAAAATTTCCATAGCCATTAGCATCTGCGTTGCCTGATGAAATTGCAAAAGCTGGACAACCACCAAAGTTCCATTCGTAAAAAGGATCAGTACCAGCATCATAAGCACTTAATGAAAAACTATAAAATTCACCTGTGTCTAAATCAAAAAAAGAACCAGTGCCAGTTGAGCCAGAAGTTGGATCACCACTATCTTGCCAAGTTCCGTTTTTCGCAAAATATAACTTATGATTATCTAAATCCATGGCTATCGAAACAATATCATCTACATCATAGGTATCTGCATGATCATGCGTAGCAGTACCACTATGAGCTTTACTTCCATTTGCTGCATACTGCCATCCTCCAGCGTGATTTCCTAAATGATCATCGTGATCAAAGTACTCAGGAATCAAAACTCCTAATTGTACTGATGGATCGTCAGGATCATGTCCACCTTTACATTTTACTTCACAATACCATTTACCAGATGCTGCTGCGATTGTAGAGCCTTGTCCCATTCTATGATTATGTAATTTTGACATTGTAACTTTACAATTACCTTCTGCATAAGCTACTCCATCTTTTAGATGATTAGAATTTAATGTTGCAAAATTATTCGTTGGAGTGTCTGTTGCCTGATCTGCTGCGACTATATTGTCTTCAGAAAAATCCGTGCCACCATAAACATCATTTCCTAAGTTACTACTATCTTCAAAGTCAAGATAAAATCCATTTGTACCTTTTGAACCTGATAATCCTGAAACATCTTTTGGTTTCCAAATTGTAGGTGAATCTGAATCAAATTCTCCAAAATTAGTTGCATCAGTTACAGCAGTTCCATCCAAACTTACAATTTCTGCCATGTAACCATCAAATTTATTTGTGGTAGTAATCATACCTATTTGATGTTTTGTTGTTCCATTCCATTGACTATCTAGACCAGATGAAGGATTTGTGTCTGTGCTAAAGCTAGTTTCTTCTGTACCATTAATCCACATACGCATACGGTTTCCAGCAGTTCCATTTGCACTATCATAAGAAATTACGACATTGTACCAGGCTCCGACATCCCGAAAAACTCTAGTAGTTGTTAATTGTCCAACTACTGATCCACTTTGATATAATTGCCAATACATTTTATCATCATTTTGAATAGCTAATATTTCTTGATTATTAGCATCTGCATAAACTCCATATAATGCTTGATATGAAGTTGCACCAGCACCAGATATATTTGATCTTTTAAACCAAAAACTTAAAGTCCAAGCATCTAAATTTCCAGCGCCTCCAGGTGTTTTAGTCAGTTCTGCACTATCAGCAGAATTAAATCTACATGAGTTGTCTACATTATATCCTGTATCTGCTGCTGAGTTTGCTCCACCTATAAGAAAAGCCATGTTAAGATCCTAATACTGGGAACTCTCCTAATGGTCTTTCCAATACAACAGGATCCCCTTCATCTGCTGTATTTACATACGTGTATAAAGTTTCAATTGCTGGAGTATTTGATGCATTGGTAATTGCAGTTTCCATTTCAGCACATTTAGTCCGCACTGCTGCTCTATATGTTGTAATAGCAGAAGGTATCGCTGTATTTGCATCTGCTTTTCTAACTATATACCAGTCTGTTTCTGCTAACATATTTGCAGCTTGTAGTTTAACTGATCTAATTTTAATTGTTTTTAAACCTTCAACTGCAACAGTGTCTGTATCAGCACCCGCTGGAGCCTCTCCATCATCAATTTGTTTTTGAGTCCATTTAGTATCCGCATGAGCTTTAGCAGTTGCGCTACCATACGAAGCTGTGACCTTACCACTTCCAAAAGCATACGATACATTAGTATTAATATACCATTGTTCATCTTTCTTGTTGGTATTGTCCCAAACCACTTCATAAATTCCAATCGCTTCTTTTTCGGATTTAGTCCATAAAGTGAATATAGCTTTTGGATATTGAACATCTCCAATAGTAATACCTCTATTACCACTTAAGTGTTTTGTTATCGATCCGTCTGTTACTAGTGCATACATAATATTAAGCCCTTGTTAAGTTAAGGTTCCTTCCCACTTCTACCCAATGTGAATTATGATATCTAAAGGTAAATAAATCACCCTTGCCTGCCGTTGTTGTAGCCGTCGGGGCCGTACCACCGGTAAACTCGAATACGGCGTTCCA